CTTGGGATTCCGGTATGTATGGCTGCAATTTATGCCAGATTATCCGTAGACAGTGATGAAAAAAAGTCGGAATCTATTGAAACACAGGTTACGCTGATAAAAGAATTCATTCAGAAGCACAATGAAAATCCAGACAGAGAGTATGAGATTGCTGTATATGACATTTATTCTGATCTGGGAAAAACTGGAACAAATTTTGACAGACCGGGATTTGAACGGATGATGAATGATGTCAGGGCAGGTAAAATAAACTGTATTCTGGTAAAGGATTTCTCACGATTTGGAAGAAATTACATCGAAACTGGTAACTATCTGGAAAAGATTCTTCCTTTTATGAAAGTACGGTTTATTTCTGTATGTGACAACTATGATTCATTTGCACCTGGTGCTAAGAATCAGGAATTATCCATGAATATCAAAAATCTTGTGAATGATGCTTATGCGAAAGACATTTCTGCAAAAGAACGGGCTGCGAAACGTATTGCACAGAAAAATGGTGAATATGTGGGAACTACAGCTCCATACGGATATCGTGTGGAAAAGGTAAATGGGATTTATAAGTTGATTGTGGAACCGGAATCTGCAAAGATTGTCCGTAGGATTTTTGAAGAATATGCTTCTGGAGATGGTATACAGAGTATTATTGACAGGCTGTTTGAGGATGGAGTACATCGTATTTCAGACTATAACCAATATCATCATGTGTACTGTAAGGACGGAGAAAAGCTTCATCAGTGGGGAAATTCTTCGATACGTGCGGTGTTGAACCGAAATAATTATTATGGTGATCTGGTTCAGAGAAAATATGAATCCAGATTTCAAAGAGGTGAAAAATGGTGTGATATACTGGATGAAAGCCAGTGGATTATTACGCCAAATGCCCATGAGCCGATTATCAGCCGAGAACTGTTTGACAAAGCACAAGTCAGGTTAAAAGCAGCACAACAGAAAACAACAAAAACTACGGCAGGATGGGAAGAGGATGAAAGAGCATTTTATAATGTATTCTATTGTGGAGACTGCAAGCGGAAAATGTGTACACGCAGATACAGAGGCAATGTGTATTATTTTTGCAACGCTGCTCAGTATCGGGATGAAAGGAAATGTAGTCATAAATCTATCTCTGAAGAAAAATTGCAGAAAATTGTCCGCTCGGAGCTGACCAGACAGTTTCAGTTATCTGGCTTACGGAAAAAGGATATGTCTGCTATAAGCAGTGTGGTATTTCTTTCCAAAATCAAAGAAGTTCAAACAGAAATCAGAAAACTGGATGTAGATATGGAAAAACGTTCAGAAAAACTGGCACAGGCATTTATGCAATATAAAGAGGGGGAACTTTCCAAAGAAGCCTATATAGAAATGAAAGATGACCGTAATAGCTGGAAAGAGTTCTGCGAAGAGAGAAAGAAGTCTTTAGAGCAGACCATACGAAAGCTGGAAAAACAGCAGAAAGAAGAAGCCAGATTTTTACGAAGCCTGCTGGAGCTGGATGGGACAACCAGAATCAATGCGGAATTTGCAGAAGGCTTGATTGAAAGTATGTATCTATATGGTGATGGCAAACTGGAAATCAACTTCGGGTTTAAGGGGGCGGTAGAACATGAGTGATCAGAAACTGATTATTGGATATTACCGCCTTTCCATGGAAGATGACTCAGAGGGAGAAAGTAACAGCATTATTAATCAGAGAAAACTGGTAAAAGATTATATTTCCAATATTCCTGAACTGGTGGCTATGCCCTTTCAGGAGTTCTACGACGATGGATATTCTGGTTCCAGTATGGAACGTCCGGCAATTAAGCAGGTTCTGGAACTTGCCAGGGAGAATAAAGTGCAGTGTATTGTAGTAAAAGATTTTTCACGTTTTGCCAGAAACTATATTGAGATGGGAACTTATCTGGAACAGATTTTTCCATTCCTGGGAGTACGATTCATTTCTATCTCAGACCGATATGATTCTAAAGATTATAAGGGAAAGAGTTCGGATATTGAAGTACAGTTTAAAGGACTGATAGCAGATTTTTATGTGAAAGACCAGTCCGTAAAGGTAAAAGCGGCAGTCAGTACCAGACGAGGAAAAGGTGAGTATTGCTGTGGCTCTGCACCGTATGGGTATCGAATCAATCCTGAAAGTAAGAAAGAACTGGTGATTGTAGAGGACGAAGCGGAAGTGATTCGCAGAGTATTTGAACTGACCAATCAGCGATATTCCAAGATGGAGATTTGTAAGTTATTCAATGAAGAGGGTGTATTGACTCCCTTGCAGTCTATGAGCAGACGACAGAAATCAGACAGCAAGAAAGCTGCATCAAGAGGATTGCAGTGGACGAGTGATATGATACGGAAGATTGTGGATGATAAGACTTATATAGGCTGTATGGTCTATGGAAAGACAAAGATTCCAGATCCCGGAACAGGGAAAGAAGTACCAGTGCCGAGAAATCAGTGGAAAGTGATGGAAAACCATCACGAGCCGATCGTATCAAAAGAGGTCTTTGAGAAAGCACAGTCTCTGCAGATCAGATACACCAAGAAAAGCAAATTTGACAGGGAAACAACACTATTAGGTGGCTATGTAAAATGCGGGAATTGTCGCAGAAGTCTGACTTCAAGCAGTCCTGTTCATGGTCATATCCTTTATAGCTGTGCTTACAGTAAAGGAAAAGAAGATACAGGGTGTTTTGCCGGGAAAGCGGATAACAAAATGCTGGAGCATATCGTGCTGGCAGAAATAAAGGCTTACTTACGTCAGAATATCAGCCAAGAACAGATGCAGCAATCCATGAGAAAACAGCATGAGGACAGTATAGAAGCCTATAAGACGGAAAGTGCAGATTGTGAAAAGTGTCAAGAACAAATAAAAATCCAGAACCGCCAGAACTACGAGAAGTATCACGAGGGACAGATGAACCAGAACCAGTTTATGGAAGCCAAGAAGCAGTTGGAAGAAGAAAGAGAACGACTGCAGAAACGTGTACAGGAACTGGATGAGTTGATAAACGACGAGAAAGAAATCCTGATGAAAAAGAATATTCCGGTGGAGCAAATGTTGAAGTATTTAGGCTATGAGAAGCTGACACGAGAGATGCTGGAAGAATATGTGCAGGGAATATATGTGTATGATGACGGGAGAGTGGAGGTGGAGTGGAAATCACTGACTTGATTTGTAGCAATAATGTAACGTCCACTACTACTGAACTTGTAGCAATGACGTTACATCCTCCCTGCTGATTTTGTGACAACAATATAACGTCCTCTGTTCCCAAACAACGGTTTTATTGGAAAAATCGAGGAAAAAAGGTCAAAAAGTTTGTAGCAATGGCTTGACATCCTCGGGACGGTTGTGTCTGGCAGAGAGTATCCCATACGGCATATCCTGAACATATAGAAACAGACAGGATTTTCAGATACGAGCCTTATGATCCTGACATTGATATGAAGATGAATTCAGTTACTGTCAGAGATGCTAGTGCAAATGGCGAAGCATTCACGCATAATGTAGATAAACAAAAACACAAATATAAAAAGAAGGAGGATTGGGTATGGGATTATTTGATAAGAAGATCTGTGATATCTGCGGAGAGAAAATAGGTTTATTAGGAAACAGAAAACTGGATGACGGAAATCTGTGTAAGGATTGTGCAAAAAAATTGTCACCATGGTTTGAAGACCGGCGGCACAGTACGGTAGAGGATATAAAACGTCAACTGGAATATCGTGAAAAAAACAAAAAAGCCGTAATGGATTTTTGTATAACACGTCAGATCAATACCAGAAATTACAATGTTTTTATTGATGACAATAAGGGGAATTTTACTGTTGCACGGAAGCTGGATGTCAATGAAAATCCGGATATAGTTCCTTTATCCGCTGTTGTGCAGTGCAGAGTTGATGTAGAGCGACAGCAGAACGAGGAAACATATACAACAAAGGATGGAGAAACCGTAAGCTATCAGCCACCGGTATATAAGTATGAATTTGATTATACTATGCGTATTAAGGTAAAAAATCCATGGTTTGATGATATGGATTTTCGTTTGAATACTTTTTCCATAAGCAGCGATAACAGAGGTGAATTGATGGAAGTGGAGCAGACAGGTCATCAGATCATAGCCGCCCTGACACCAAATGCGGCTGGAATGCAGCAGCCTGGGATGAACATGAACAGCGGAATGCAGCAGTCCGGAATGAACATGAACAATGGAATGCAGCAGCCCGGGATGAACATGAACAACGGAATGCAGCAGTCCGGGATGTACATGAACAATGGAATGCAGCAGTCCGGAATGAACATGAACAGTGGAATGCAGCAGCCCGGCGGTTTGTGGAAATGTCAGTGCGGTGCAGAGAATACCGGAAGGTTTTGCGAATACTGTGGCCAGCCAAGACCATTTTGAGTGATGATAGACAGAGTGGACAGAATTGTTCACTCTGTTTGTGATAACAGGGGTTGAGAATGGATGGTTTCTCTGAAAACTATATAATAAAAGAGAGTTTTATAGTATACTTATCACAGATGTGTATTAATGAGAGAGGAATTTTCATGACATACAATAAAAAAAGGGCACTGTCGTATGGAGGAATCCTGATAAGTGTATTTCTGGCGTATTTCTGCAGGCTGGGAAGACCGGAAAATGTTTTTATGAGAAATCTCGCAGATCAGTGTCGTAACTGTATTTATCTGGGAATGTATTGTGCCTGGGTGATTTATCTGGAAAAGCATGTAGTGCATAGAAAAACGCGCAGATGTCTGACTGCAATTGGCTGTCTGATGGTCTTCTGGTTTTTTGTACGGACAGTAAAATTTCATATTTTTCATGATCCGCTTGGAGAACATATCTGTTGGTATCTGTATTATATCCCGATGATCCTGATCCCGGTCCTTGGACTGGCAGCAGCGATGTTTCTAGGGGAAAAGGATGGAGAGAAAACAGTCAGAAAAATTATTGCCTTGCTTGCTTTTGCGGTGGTTTTGATCATCAGTGTTTTTACAAATGATCTGCATCAGCTGGTGTTTCGGTTTTCCGGGCGGCCGCCTCTTTCAGATAGAGATTATAGCTATGGTATTCTTTTTATAGTGATCCAGGGATGGATCATATTTTGCCTGATATGGATGGAAATTATACTGATCAGAAAAAGCAGGATTCCGGGAAGAAAGCAATTTTGGCTGCCGGTTATTCCGGGAATATTGCTTCTGGGATGGAATATCGGGAATTTACTCCGTCTGCCTTTGATCAAAACAATTGCCGGAGATATGACAGCGGTATGCTGCCTTTTGATGGCGGCAATTTACCAGGGATGTATATTATGCGGCCTGATACAGACGAACAATCGATATTTTGAATTATTCCAGACCTCCGGAGGACTGGATGCAGAGATTACGGATGATTCCTTTCAGCGTTATTATCATTCCGGTGATTTTC